TGCCCGCAGCCGGTCCGGGGTGAACGCAACCGTGATCGAGGTCGTGCCGTCCTCCGGGATCGGCGAGCAGCAGGCCGCGCACGGCATGCCCGCACCGCCGCAGTGGCACGCGCCGTGCTCGCACAGCTCACCTTCGGGCGGGCCGTCGCAGCACATGTGGCCCCACGGCCGGCCGGGGTGGTCCTCGCAGACGTGGCCGGTGTCGTGGCAGTTCGAGCAGTTCACGCGGCCCTCCCGCGCGCCTGGCTGGTCAGGTGCCAGCCCCGGCAGTACGGGCACCGGTAGGCGCGCCGCTCCGCCTTCGGCCGCCGCTCGTCGCTGGTGCGGGTGAGCGCGAGCAGTGCGGCGATCCTGTCGCGGTAGCGGACCTTCACGCAGTTCACGCGGCTCATGACACACCAGCCAGGGCAGGCAGCGCCGCCGGGATCAGCGCGCACCGGCAGCGAGGATGGCCGGGCGGCATCAGGTTCCCGGACGGGAACGCCGTATGGATCGGCACCGGCCCGGCCGCCTGGTTCGGCTCGCAGATCTCCGGGCAGACCTTGTCGTCCTCCGCCGTCGACCACTCCACCCGCTCGACCGCCGACTCGGCATACTCCCGCAGCGCCGCCGACGACTGAGCACGCGCGATCTCCGTCCACGCCACCAGCTCCGCCCGTGACGGGTTGTCGAGCACGTCTTCCAGTTGCTCGGCGAGGGACTGCACCGAGAGCGTGACCGGCTTCGGCCCGTTCATCTCCCGCGTGGTCTCATCCGAGGCGAGGGTCCGCTCCAGCACGCCGGACAGCTCTTCGAGCCGCGAGTCAGCGATCGACTTGATCCGGATCCCGGCTTCGGCGAGGAGCTGGCGCAGGCCCGGCCCGGCGACCTCGAGCGCGGCTTCGTAGTCGCCCGGCGTCCACGTACCCAAGTCGGGCTCTTCCAGGCCCGCCACGATGGCCTCAGCGGACTTCTGGCCCAGCACCCACGCCTCGGGCCACAGACGGCCCAGCACGCGCTGCAGGGCGCTGGTGATGGCCTCGCGGGCGCGGCTGAGGAACTGTCCGAGCGCGGCGCGGGACACGCTGCCGGTGCCTTTCGGGTGCAGGCCGATCCACGCCGCGGCGAGGGCGGTGGTGTCGAACGCTCCGGCGAGGGCCTGGCGGATGCGTTCGGAGTAGACGGCCATCAGCTCGAGGTCCCAGCGCCAGCCAGGCCAGCCCTGGCCGCCGCTTTTGGGGGGCCGCCAGCCGTGCCGTCCTTGAACAGCACCCGCGAGTCAGCGGCCATGCGCGCCGGGGCTGCGGCCCTGGTGATGACCTTGCACTCGAACCCGCCGCGGCGGCCGCCTTTGCGCGCCCATTCCCGGTAGCCGGCGATCTCGGCCGCGGCCGAGCCGGGCAGCTCCTCCTCGGTGGCGGTCATGGCCCTGGCCAGGATCGCGGCCTGGTGGGCCTGGTAGCCGAGGGTGGCTCCGACAGCCTTGGCGGTGCCCGGCTTCGGCTCCCGGCCAGCACCCCCCGGCTTCTGGCCAGGCTTCTGGCCTCCAGTAACGGCATTGCCGTCACCGTCATCACCGTCCGGCTGGCCAGCCTGCCCAGGCCCGCCGTTCTGGCTGGCGCTGTCACCCGGGTCACCCGGCTTCACTGCCGCGGGCTGGATCAGCGTCCCGGGCGGCGCGAGCGAGCTGGCGCCCTCGATGAACACCAGGCCGCGATCCGAGATCATCATCGGCATGTCGGCCTCGGCGAAGTCGAACGCCGGCTCGCCGCGGCGGGCGTTGTCCTGGTTCAGCGTCATCCGGCCCGACTGGACCCGCGCCAGCGCCACCGCGTCCGCCGCCGCCTCGTCCTCGGATTCCAGGCCGAGGATCTTCACCATCAGCACGTTCGGCATGGCCAGGTGACGGCGGGACAGCTTCGTCGCTATCCGCTGCACCCAGTTCGCGTCCGGGATCCGCGTGACCCGGTTCAGCACGTCCTCCTCGCCCTCATGGAAGCTCGCGCCCAGCGACCCGACCTCGGGGAAACCCAGCTCGGTCGCGGTCACCCCGAAGTCCCCGGCCACCAGCTTGACCAGGAACATGTCCATCTCCGGCTTGTACCGCTCCGCGACCTCCGGCGGCAGCACGGCTTTCACCCCGGGCGGCAGCAGCGACCACTTCAGCCGCTCGGCGGTGACCCCGCCGAGGTGGTCGTTCAGCGCGGCCTGCCAGTTCTCCCACTGCGGCACGTCCCAGCCGGTCTCGGGCCCGGTTTCCAGCATCGCCCCGGACACGCCCTCGGTGTACTCCGCCATCAGCCACCCCATGCGCCGCATCCACAAGATGCCGTCGAGCAAGGCGATCTCCGTGGCCGACATGCCGTACGGGGTCTTGGGCCGGTAGATCGTCCGCTCGTACAGCAGCTCGTCGGAGGCGAACCCGGGCACGACGGGCTTGCCGTCCGCGCCGAGAATGACCTTGCCGTTGTCGTCGGTGGCGACGGTGGCGGTGAACTCGCCGCGGGGGAAGCCGTACAGGATCTGCTGCGCGAACGGGAACGGCGGCGCTGGCCGCGCCCCGTACTCGTCCAGCAGCGGCTTGACCGTCGACCCGTCGATGACCCTGAGCGCCAGGAGGTCACCGCCGTAGGACACCTGCGGGTAGACCGCGACCGCGTCGTAGACGAGGCGGTTCTCCATCAGCGCCGCGGTCCACGCGGGCCACTCCTGGTCGTTCTGCGCGTCGGGGGTCTGCAGCCAGTCGGAGACGCGGACGATGTCGGACGCGTACTTGTCCCGCATCGCCGACTCGACGTCCTTTTCGTGCTGCCCGGCGGCGGCCGCCTCACGGGCGACCGCCTTGGGGTCCACCACCACCTGGTAGTCGAGCTGGCAGATGCCCTTCCTGCGCTCGATGCACTTGCGGAACAGCGGCATGTCCGCGGCTTCGGACAGCACCCGCCAGGGCACGTAAGGCGCGGTGCCGATGTTGATGTTGGAGCTGATGGGCAGCTCGAACAGGCGGGGCTCGGCGCGGCCGGTGTCGGCGCGGCGCCGGTTGATGGGGGCGGGGGTGAGGGGGGTGCCGGGCGGGAACGCATCGCTTGCCCACGCGGCCGGGCGGGGCATGGGCGCGGCGAGCTGGCCGGCGCGCTGCTGGGCAGCCAGTATGCCGGCGAGCTGGTCGCCCGTCAGGGTGATCCCGCCAGGATTGGCGGGCGGGCGGCGTGCCTTGACGGCCAGGGCGTTGCCGCGGCCGCGGTTGCGGTTACCGCGGCGCGACACTGGCACGTCCGGGCTGTATCAGGTCCGCTGGCGCGACCTGCCACGGGGCGTCCGTCGCCGGCCGCACGGTGGCGCGTCCCGGCTGGTGCATGCAGTCGCACCGCTGGCCTGTCGGCGCGGCCAGGCTGAGCGTGATCGCGTCCCCGGTGCCAGCAGCTCCGGCTAGCGCCAGCTCCGCCTGGCGGATGCGCTCGGGGCAGATGCCGTGATTATCGCGGCGGCACGGCTCGCAGACCACGGCTACCCGCCGCGGTGGACGATCGGCCGGCCATCCGGCAAAACCAGCCCCGTCGGCCGCGGCCCCTCACCCTGCACCTGCACGTGATCCCAGCACGCCGGGACGGCCGCGGTGCCCGGCACGGGCCCGGCGGGGGCCTGGACGAGCTGCGTGACCGGCACGAGCGTGATCGACTTGCCGACCTCGGGCGGCGCGGGCCGCGGCGGCACGGGCTCGCCGGCCTGCTGCGCGTTGGCCACGGCCACCTGGTAAGCGCGGACCATCGTCCTGGCCTCGGTGACGCAGAAGTAACACTCAGGCTGCCACGGCATCGACGGCAGGAGCTGGCCGAGCATCTGTGCCAGGTGCAGCGCCACCGTCTCGCCGATGACCTGCGCGATGGTGTGCTCCGCCGCGCCGACACCGCCGGGCATCGGCGTGTTGTTCTGCACGCGGCGGCGTTCGGCCCGGGTCGCCTCGTGCGGTGCGATGCCGTTGACCTGACCCAAGACGACTCCCTCGCGGCTTGTGCGAACCCTACAGCCGCAATGATGCCATGAGCCACATCTGGCCAGCGCCTTTGGAGGATTGCTACAGGCCGAGCGCTGCGGCCTCAGCAGCGCGGAAGGTGTCGTGCAACTCCACGTTCACCACGTCTTCCCAGACCTTGAAGCCGGCCTCGTCCATCTGCACGTCGCTGCGGAAGTCAGCCAGCGGGACGAGGTTCCCGCTGGCGCACTGAGCACTCCACGGGCCGTTCTCGTCGCCGTCGATGGCGAGCTTGTGCTCTCGCGGCAGGTCGGCCATGTTCACGCCGCAGGACGGGCACACGATGGCCGCCGCGCGGATCTCGGCGCGGGCCGCTTCGGCTTCGACGTGCAGGGCCTCGCCGATCGGGTCGCTCACCCGCTCAGCTTGCCAGACGTCATCGCCTCGAAGTAGCTGCCCATCGGATCATGCGGCACCACGTACGCCAGCAGCAGCGCCTCAGCCCGGTCCGGCGAGCCCCCGGTCCGCTCCCGGATGTCATCCTTGGCTTCTATCTGGATCCGGCCCTTGATGTCCTCGAAGTAGCGCGGCTGCAAGAGCTGCGCCACCGTCCGCTCGGCGTCTTCCATCTGCGACAGGTCCCAGGTCCGTTCCTGGCTGCCGACCCGGCCCACGGTCCACC